TTAAGCCCATTGCGACACGCATCCAGAAGTGCTGAGGCAGCTCAAACAAACGACCCACTTTTTCATCACGCAAAGGTTCTTTACGCATCAAATATCTTTCTGTCAGTGTTGACATACCGACAAAGTCAAATAAAGAATCACGCTCCTGAACGATAGCGTCATTAAGGTCGTCCATGTTGAAGCGCAGCATACGCTTGTCAAAACGGTTCTCTTCGATACCAGTAATGATTGTCTCTTCAAGGCCTGGGTACCGTAAAGAGCCGCCGGTCACTTCTTTGAAGTTGTTCATCATCATCAGACGCGCTGCCACAAACGTGTAGTTACGCTCTTCTGATACTTTCTGTGCTGCCGAGATAATCAAGGCATTTTGAATGTCAGACGTTGGGATGCCGTCAAAGAATTTAAGCGTTGTGCTCATTACAACGTCATCCGGTGAAACGTTTTCCAGGTCACGGCACGCGAATTTTGCAGCGGCGGTGATCTTGTCGATGTTCAACTCTTCAAGAGAGCCGTTCTTTTTAGTGACTTGCATACTACCTCTAGTGTTATTTCTTATATCGAGTTACTAAATGTTGGGGTTTCGTAGTATCTCAGCGTTGAAATACACAATCAACCCCAAAAAACGAATTACAATCTGCTAATTTTTAACAGGTGCGAATAAAACGCAACAAACGGATAAGCAATGGCCGCGTTTATCAACGCATAAGCTGGCAGATAAACCGGGTCGAGCGTTTCTATAAAGACCAACCCTAATGGCCAGGCAATGACTGCCACCGCCATATTCACGAAGATCCAGCGAACAAGGTTCCACGATCTGCGAGCCATATAAACATTGCGGTAATTTTCCGATGCTTTTGCAAGCGCATAGTCTGTCGCTTTTCTGGTGCCAAGAAACAGGTCGCGCATAAAAACAGACAGGGCAACGTAAAACGGAACAAACCAGTACGGGTTCATTTCGTGCTCAGTCTGACAATATACCGGCAGTAGCATCATCAACACGATTATAGCGAAAACCTGCATGATTACGCTCCTATCGCCATTTTCAGCGCATTTCTGAAATAGTTAAACTCTTCGGTTTCCAGGCCGGCTTGAATCGCTGCAATAGCGTCTGCGGCGTGCTCATTGAAGCCTTCTGTGAAAACCATTTCACCGTTTTTCTTGTGCTTCTTCCACGGTGCATTAGGATGCACTTCGCGCACTGCATCAATCATGGTTTGCTTGGTTATAGCGCCTTTAAGACCCATAGCCTTTTTGTTTTCAGCTTCACTCAGTTGAAATACCGGCAGACCTGTCTCGTTTGATACAGCGGCCAATACAGTAATGCACATGGCATAGCTCAACTGGGAGCTAGCGTTTTGCGAGCCGTGTGGCATTTCGACGAACAATGCTTTCGGCTTGTGCTCGTCAATAGAGGCCATAACCTGTTTGTGCAGATACTTGGCTCGGTCAAAGTTCTGAGAGCTTTTGCGCACCTGCTTTTTCTTGGACTTATCCAGTTTATTTTTAATGACGTCGATATGAGTCACTTCAAATTCCAGATCTTCAATGTCGAGGTTGGCTACCGCCAAACCCCAGTTAGTCATGCTAGGGTCATAACCCATCACTACTTGCTGCATTTTATACTCCGTATTTTCCCCAACTTGGAATGCGCTCTCGCATTTCTTCGTTTTCACCACGCTTGTAAAGCTCAACTGTGCTTTCAAGCTCCTTTTCGACAATCTGCTCAAACTGAACAAATTGCTCGACCGTTGCTGAATAACCGAGCTCATTAATAATGCACTCTGCTATTTCAACGTTTTCCGGTTTCTCCAGGTTCGCTCTTATGCGTCGAGTTCGTATCTTGCCTTCGACATAAAGAGTGCCGTTCTCATCGACAAGCCTCGGACTTCTAATGACGGCGCCTGGGCCAACTGTTGACTCCTGGTAACCATGCTTTTCTCTGAAGTCCACCAACAGCTGAGCCGCATTAACGTCTAGCTTGCCTAGCGACTCAACTTTTACCCCCCAGTCATCAATAAGGGCTCTCAGAACTATCGGCTTCAACCTTAACCTCCTTTGCCTTAACAACCTCTACATCATTCAAATCAACAATTCCGGCTATACCCTCCTCGTCAATCATTTCTTGAGCTATGGCGGCATAACCTCCCCTCAAAAACGCATCATCCCGAGCACAGGCATTGTTAATTCGAACCTTTACGGTCACCTCAAGATGCTGTGTTTCATTGCAGTGCGGTCTAAACTGCTCGCAGTTTTTCTCTGCACGATCTTGCTCATTAAGCCAGTAGAAGACCTTGTCTTTGCTCTGCTCATCCGGGTCTTCTACGACTTCACTGCCTGGCACCAACTGGATCTCACTAACTTCGTCATCAGGAATCCCGAATCTCGACTTAAGTGGCCAAAAAGATGTTCCGTTTGGAAGGCACCACTTAACGACCTCACCCTTCTTGGTTTTTATGTTGTAGAGGTCTTTGTAACGAAAGCCGGTGTACTCGACCCAACGTCCAAAGTCATCGTATCTATGGTTTACTTCGTTCATTACTCCACCAATGTTGCTTGACCGTCACGTTTGACGACCGTTACTTGTTGACGAATCCAGTCTCTAAGCTCGTTATGACTGATTACCAGTACTGTTCCGTGTGTACGTGCACGTTCATCAAGTACATTCATCAATCGCTCAAGGCCGGCTGTATCGAGTGCATGGTCTATCTCATCACCGATATACAGATCGATGTTTTTAACAGCTCGGGTAGACACCAGATCTTGCAATGCCAAGTTTGTTGACAAGCGAACCTTGCGCTTCTCGCCGCCTGACAGCGCCTTGAATGAGTTGCCGCCTGTCTGAGATTCCACATCAATCGTGAACTTCTCAGTCAGCTCGCCGTTGGCCTTTTTGCTTAGTGTTTGCCATGTCGCCGTAATGTTGCCGTCTGACAGCGCTGACAAGTACTCCGCCGTTCTCTGGTTAAGATAAGGCGTTACCGTGTCGAGAATATGAGCACGAACACCCGAATTCCCGTAAACTTCTGCAACTTCCTTCATCACCTCAACAGTCTCAGCTTGCTCTTCAAGATCACTTATGACCTTTTCATAGCTCTTCTTCTGGTCAGCCAAACGCTTCTCAAGACGCTCAATACTCTGCTTGTGAGGGTTAGACTCATCACTTTTGGCGTGCTCGAGCTGTATCTTTTTAGAGTCAATTGACTCCTTTTCGCGCTTAAGGTTATCAACCGCTCGTTGATATTCGTTTCGCTGATTGAAAAGCGCCACGATCTCAGAATCATCGAACTCCGGCGCCTCTCTTCTGGCCACATTCAATTCTGTTTGAGCATCGTCAAGCTGCTTCTCAAGGTCGGCAAGCTTTGGCTTCTCCTGCTTTATCTCGGCCATTAACTCGTCAAGGCGCTTCTTGCGGACTTCAATGACATCAGCCATGTCATGCTCCGAGTAAGGCTTGCCACACTCGCGACAATCAGTGCCAATTAGCGACTCACTGTTGTCTATTTCACCCTTGAGCTTTCTCGCTTCATTGGCCAACTGACTCAGCTCAGCCCGAACCTTGCTGTGCTCAGCCTGGACTGCAGAAAGGTTTGCCTGTTTCTGAGCCTCATAAGCTTTGTGCGCTGCTTTGGCTTCTGTTCGAGACTCTTCAATTTCCTTTATCTTGTCTTCAATTGAATCGTCTTTCTTACCCTTCAGCTCGGCTGCTTTTTCTCTAACAGAAGCGGCCTTTTCTTCAATTTCTCGCTCAAGGTCTGCCACAACCTGCTTTTGGCGCTCTTCGTGCTCTTTAGCCTGAGACTTGGCTTGCTCCAAATCTTCTTTTGTTGTCTGCAAGCTGCGAGCTTCAAACTCCTTGCTTTGAGAAAGTGTTTCGTAATCCCGCTTTGCATCCTTCAGCTTGTCTTTGGCCAACTTATAGGCGTTTTGCAGTCGAGTGATTCCGGCTGCTTCTTCAACAATGGTCTTTAGCTCTTTATCGGTCATGGCGGGTAAGTCCACCTGAGCCTCTTGAGCGCTATACACGGACGCATTGAAGATTTCTTGACTGCAACCTAAGACTTCTACAATTTTCGCCTGAGTGAGCTTGTCTGTGCCGCCTGTGAGCGATTCTTCTTTGCCGTCAGCAATACGAACAAGCTGAACCGAATTTTTGAACTCTTTGTGCTTGCGATACCGGGTTACCACGTACTTGTCGTCACCGTCGATGATCTCTACCGACACCGAGCAATTTTTCTTGGCTTTTCGGTTAACAATGTCGGTAGGTGAAATGCCCCGAGCTGTCACGCCAAACAGACACCAACTTATTGCATCAGCAATAGTTGATTTACCGGCTCCGTTTGAGTTCTGACTTTCGTCATGCTCGTTCTCGCCCTGTATCAACAGAAGCCCTCGTTGCTGAAGGTTAATCGATGCTTCACCGATTGCCATGAAGTTAATGATATTTACGTCGCCAAAGTGCATGATTAAGCCTCCACTTCCTGCAGCACTGCCAGTGCTTCTTTCACAACACGGTTCTTGCGAATAGAATCGCGTGATTCAACATAGCTCTCAATTGAGCCCTCTAGCGTCTCTGACTTTTCAGTATCAACACTGTCCTTGCGCTCAGTGACGTTGGTCTTCGGTGTAGCAACAATTGACACACCAAGTGCGCCCCTCTCTTTCATGTCGTTTTTCAGAGAGCTTGATTCTTCAATGCTTAGCTCAGAAGCACGAACACGAACGAAATTACCGGGTACGTGGTAAACAGCGTCTTCGTAATCTTCCTCTTCGCTTATCAAGTCCATGTTCACGTCTACGAATTTAGGCGCCTGAGTTTCAAAGTGCTTGACGCTGTCACCTTCAACCAGTATGAATCCGGCTCTGGAGCTAATATCGCCAAAGTTCTGATGTGTTAACGCACCAACAGACACAACCGACTTGTCATCGTCTATGTCAAACACTTTGTGATTGTGGTAATGACCAAAGTAGAAGCGCTTGGCTTTATACTTCGCAAGCTCTTCGTATGAGAAGCCGTGATCGGGTATGCCGCTAATCACGCCGTTCAATTGCGCGTGCAGGTGAACATGAGCGTTTCCGTTACTATCATCCAACTGATTGCTAAGCTCTTCACGCAAGTCATCCAGGTTTGCAAACCAGGGCATTAATAGCGTTTCTTCGTCAATCCAGGTTGGTTCTGTCACAACATTGACACCGACACCCTGAAGCGCTGAACTGGCGTTAGACACCCACTCTGAGTCACGACCTTCTAAGTCATGGTTGCCGGCTATCATGTGAATGCCGTCTTCAAACTTACCTTCGTACTCTTTGTACAGGTTTAGTACCGGGTTCAAAACGCTCGGAATGATTTTTCCGCGAACATGAAAGCAATCGCCGTCATGGATAACTCGGGTAGCACCCTCTTTCAGAGCGTGCTCAAACGCTTCTCGGGTTGCCTCTATGATATGCAAAAGTCGGCTGTTAACGCCGTCCACAGTTGTGCTGAATTGGTCGAAATTGTGATAGTGAGTGTCACTTATCAAGCAATCGAATCTGTTCATCTTTTAATCTCGCTTGTCTTGCTGAATGTATTTCAATACTTACATAAATTAAGCTCGGGTTAAATAGATAGCCGTTAATTTGTTTGACTTTAAAACCCAATTCTTTCCATAACTTTTCACCAGTGCATCAAAAACAACCGGCACAAAGTGCTCATCTTGGTTGGCCAGGGCCATGTGATTTCTCTCGCCGTGTTCTAAAAGAACATTGTCGAAATCACCGGCTATCGTCATCACAACGGCGCAATCTAACCGCTCACCCTTGCATTCCAGTGTAATGATGTCACCCGGCTTTAATCGCTTATGCCATGCACTGTGAAGCCGCATTGTGTTGAATATCTTTTGATCGGTTCCGTCCAACCATTTTATCGGCAATATCGGTCTCATTTCCTGACACATTTGAACGTCACCTCGAAACTCGCAGTTTAAAGAGCATTCACTGCAAAGCGTTTCCGTCGATGACGTTTGAAAACCTGCTTCCATGCGTTTTAGAACTCTCATCACTTCTCCCGTAGATATAAAAAATGCGACACCGTTAGTGTCGCATTTAATTAAAGGTAATCAATACCGATTGTATCTATTTAACTAGATATTTTCCTTAAGATGCTTGATGACATCGCCGGTTAGGTCGTTGTCGTCAATATGCTTAATCAACGTTGCGCGAGGGTAAGTTTTCCCGTCAATAAACTTGATTCGATTACCGGCTCTCTCCAGAAAACCGTTCTCCTTCATGTAATCGACAAGCGCCCCGGTTGTGTCGATACGACCGATTGACTTCTGACCGGCTCCGCTGCGCTCATACGCAATGTTCCACTTAACTTTTTCACCGACCGACTGCGTCACTTTGTTCTTAATGATTTTCGCCGTGATTTCATGCTCATGCACGCGACCCTCTTCCGACTTCACCTTCTTGCCGAGAGAGATACGCACTGAAGCGTAAAACTTAAGCGCTTTACCGCCAGGTGTCGTCTCAGGATTGCCGAACATAACGCCTGGCTTTTCACGGATCTGGTTGAGGTAAATCATCACCACATCCATGTCATCGACGAACAGGTTTACCGCTTTCAACGTCGAACTGGTTACTCGAGCCAGTGCCGTTGTGTCGTTCATGTTGTATTCGCTGATGCCCTTTTCTGCAACAGATTTTGGTACTGCAGCTGCCACCGAATCCTGAACAATAACGATTGGCTTGTCAGCAAACTCTTTTGAGTTTCGAATTGCTTCAGCAACTTCTAACGCCTTTGTATTGCCTTCTTCCCAAGTAACCGGCTTGATATACATAAAGTGTGGTCGTTTTGTATTCAGACCTAAGTCTTCAGCGAAGTCTTTCTTGAAAGACCGCTCGTAATCCACAAAGATTCCGACACCACCGGCTTTCTGAGCGGCAATCATGGCCATTGTCGCCATTGCTGTCTTACCTGATGACTCAGGGCCGTAGATTTCATAAATGCGGCCGGTGGCAAATCCACCATCCGGGTTGCCGCTCAACACAATGTCCAACGGCAAAAGCGATGAACTCATAAAGTGATTTTCTTCTTCAAGCCACTCTTCGTCACCTAAAAGACCGGCTAACTCTTTATCTAAACTTGCCATGCTGAATGCTCCTTATGCGAATAGACGTTCAACGGTGTCTATTTGATTCGCCAAACTGATGAAATTGTTGTCCTCGAAAAACACCAAAGTTTCTTCTTTACTGAACTTAGGCTTTTCCATCTTGAGGCCGCTTGGTTTTGGCGACTTGCTCATATCCATAAGCGCTATGTTCCGCTTAAGGATCTCCAGACCGCCATTTTCGTTGCTACAAAAAGCGTTAATCTTCTTGCGAGCCCGAGTAAGCTCTTTGGGCAAGTCTTCTTTTTCAAACTCACCATTTGCCCGATAAGCTTTAATCAATTCAGCTATGCTTCCGAAATGATTAATAACTCGCTGAGCTGTTAGCTCTCCCAGGCCACCAACGCCGGGTATGCAGTCTGAGTTGTCACCTTGCAAATACTTAGATTCGAGAAATTGCTTGGTTGTTTTAAACCCTGTCTTTTTCTCGAAACCATGAGTATCAACTACCTCATCGTTATGTAGGTTGTACCAGTGAACGAACGGGTTAACCAATTGCAGCCAGTCCTTGTCACCAGTCACAAGCAAAACACGCTTGCCGTTGTCCGATAACTTTTTGCTTATCCAATAAGCCAGGTCATCAGCTTCTAAACCTTCATAGCTCAATTGCTGAATGCCCATCTTTTCGAGCGCTTCTTTGATCAGGGGTCGCTGCTTGCGGTATTCTTCCCGCTCAGCCGCCACTTTCGGATTGTCGTCACGCTTTGATTTGTACTCAGGGTATATGTCAAAGCGGAACTGACAGTGCTCGTCCCACAGACAGATAATTCGAGCGTCAGGGTTTAAGCGCTTAAACTTGATCATCTGCTTGATACTTTGAAACACGGCTTGAGTTTGGTTACCGTCTCCGTCGTTAAGCTTGCGAGTGCTATTCGACTGATAACCCACCGCATTCATATCAACCAAAAT